AACCAATCCACCAGCAGTTGTGTAATACATGAAATATCCATTCGTAGCTGTATTAGGATATATCACACCTTTATATTTCACTTCAGCATTGGCAAGAGTAAAGAATCCAACACAAGCAATCACCAGAATATACTTAAATAATTTTATCATAATCAACTCCTGTCATAGTAATGAACAACTGCCGTTAAACTCTGTCCTGGTTCTGTACTGCCAACACTCTTTATCTTCAAACCAAATCGTTCTGTAATTGCGTAAGGCGCTCTACCCAATGTGGTAAGCTCATATGTAGATGTTGTTGCCAGTGTTGCAATCTTCGTTTGTTCAGCACCATCTTTCAAAAGGTCAACCGTTAAATCAGCACCCGTTGGAGCAACTCTGGCTATCAATGTCATTTTATCTATAACCACAGGATTATTAAAATAGAAACCATCTATAATCGTATCCTCATCTTGAGCTAATCCTTCGTAGTTGAAAGTTATATATTTCCTAACAGAGGAACCGTAAGCTGTACCCGTATCAGGATTGTATAATACAGCCCAACTATTTATAAGACCTGTTCCACCGGCTGTGAATCTCAATTTTAGAACTGCTCCAGTATCGGTAAATGTATGCAGGGTATTATTTGTAACTGTTTCCCAGTTAGTTCCATCAGCAGTAGCTTCAAGTGTAGGTGATCCTGAATCTGTATAATCCATAGAAACCATACATTCTGATACGGTGATACCTAATGTGGCATCGTACAGATCAATACTTTGAAGAATCTCTCCAACTGTAAAATCATAACGGCTATTGACTAAATTGAAATCCATCGTGCTACTGGCTGCACTAGCTAAAGTTTGACCAACAAAATCATCCCATGTGCAATTCAAATAGGCAGAATCACCCAAGAGATCCTGATACATATCACCTTCTGAACTACCACCTCCAGCACTAGATAACTCTTGATCAATACCATAGAGGTGTGCAGTTAAATTATCAAGGCTGTCTGCTTCCGTTGGTGACGTTGCAGGGGTGTAATATGTAGGCGCCCAATCAATATCAAGTTTATCACCGTCAATTTCATCAGCTCCACCAGTGATATGTCTAGTTGTATGTGCGCCAGCAAGTGTATCTATACCTTTCAAGTGAGATGTCAGATTGTCAACACTATCTGCTTCACTTGCAGTTGCAGGGGTGTAGTAAGTAGGTGTCCAATCTATATCTAATTTATCACCATCAACTTCATCTCCACCACCTGTCTCATGTGATGTTGCATGAGTAGATGAGGCAATACTACTTAATTGCTGATCTATCCCATAAAGGTGTGCCGTTAAATCATTTACACTATCCGCTTCACTAGGAACTGTAGCAGGGGTTGAATATGAAGGGTTCCAATCAATATCTAATTGATCTCCATCTATTATATGGTAATGTAATGAAGTATCCCCACCATCTGTTAAATCTGTAGCATTTGCATCTGAAATATTATTCGCTTCTGATCCATCCTCAACATTGAGATCAGACCTTACATTTGCATAAGTACGTCCTTCTAAACCATTAGCTGTAAATTTAGCATACTCATTATCTGAGGGAGAACCATCAACTTCTAATAAATTGTCATCCGCTATACCAATGGTTTGTTCCGCAAGTACATCTGTACCTATTTCTAAATCTAAAGTAGCTCTAACAGTGGCAGATGATTCATAAGCAAATGCACCGATACCAGAAGCAACAATAAATTGATTATCAGTAGCAACGGTGCCCATAGTGTTTAAATCTTCTAATACTCCAGTAGCCCCTATTGTATTACCTGATTTAGTAAGACCTGTTCCTGCTTCAATATATCCAGCACTACTAAACTGAGCAAATGTAATAGCATCTGTATCAATATCTACCGTTTCAGGTTCATTCGTACATACCCATCCAGTACTATTTAAAGTAGTTCCACCTACAATAAAAATGAAAGAACCTGCCACCTCATCGTCAGCATCCATATCTGTTGCTCTTGTCCATGCTCCAGATGCAGATACATAGATACCATTTTCTATAGGATCAGTCTGACTTTTAACAAGAACTCTACTGGTAGAGGTTAAAACACCATCCAAAGTTTGTTCACCACTAAGGGTGATATTTCCTGTAGTAGCACAAGCAACATCATCATGAGGGTTTAAACCTTGAGCAACAGAATCAACATAGGCTTTTGTGGTAGCATCTTGAGAATTAATAGGATCTAAAACCGATGTAATCCTTTGACTATTCATATCAAAAGCAGTAGCAGCCGTTGCACTTAGATCTCCCATTACTTCCGCAAACGATTTACTCTCTAAACCATTAGCAGTAAATTTCCCGTATTCACCAGAAGCAGCACTAGCAGAATCAATCGTTACAATGTGATTATCAGTGATAGCATGATTAATGGCATGAATATGATCGGCTCTTGGAAAACTATGTGAAGTACCAACACCACCAGCAACAACAGTGGAAATTTCGGAAGGAGCTGCCGTATCTAATGCATCTGAACCATCTTCTGGATCATGTGATGTTGCATGAGTAGAGGAAGAAACAACGCTTAACTTTTGATCTATACCATAAAGATGCGCCGTTAAATTATCAACACTATCTGCTTCAGAAGGACTAGTTGCAGGGGTAGAGTACGTTGGGTTCCAATCAATGTCTAATTTATCACCGTCAATCTCATCATTGCCACTTGTTATATGTGCAGCTTTGTGATTATAAGCATCAACACTTCCACTCACAGTCAATGTAGCAGTTGAAGAAAAATGAAGTATAGCAGCACTACCATCAACGATTGTTAAATCTTCATTTATTGTTAGGGTAGTGTTTCCAGCTTTTGCAGAAGTGATCTTTATAGTGCGCTGAGTTCCATCAGTATTTTCAACTTCAAAATTGATATTATCCAGAACTACAGAAGATGCAGCATCCTCAACCGTAATAGTTAAATCGTAGCCATCTGCTAATGTTAAATTTTCAGAAAGGTCAAGGGTTCTATCTCCAGAGTTAACCTTAAAGTTCAATATTCGATCTAAACTATCATCTTCGTTCCATTTCAACTGAAGTTGATTTGATGCGTCTGTATCATTAATATAAAATATTCCAGATCCCTGTAATATCCAACGCTTACTTCCTGCATTAGCATCTGGACTAATCACATCAGGACTTGATTCAGAAGCACCAGAAGATGCACTTAAATAAAAAATATAAAAACCAGAAGATGTAATTACACAAGCACCATCACCTGTCTTTAAGGAAGTTCCATCTATGGCGTCTAGTGCCCCTGTACCACCGCCTGTTAGAGATACTGCACCAAAAAAATTATAAGCCATTAGACTGCCTCCAAAATGGAAATGCTGACATCGCTATGCGTGAAATATTTATGACTACCTTTTGGTTCACTAGTAAAAGCTCCAAATACAGTCCAAAGGTTATCATCTATTTCATCGGCAATCAACATTGCAAATGGATCTGGTCCATAATAATCGTATAGATCCATTAGATCATTAAATTTTGTGTCTCTTAATATTTCTATGGTGTAAGAAAAATTTCTTACTATGTCTCTTTTCTTTGTATATTTAGCACCATTACGTAAATCTTTTTTAATTGAGTAATCTTTAGGTGATTGTGAAGCACCATAATTAGGGTTAATAAATGTTTTCATAGCACCGGCTCTTACTATTCCAGCTTCAACAGTTTCACCAGAACCAGCAGTTAATTTAATAGTCGCCTTATGTGCTGCTGTTTGTTCAGTATACTCTTGCCAAAAACTATCATAAGTGCGTGTAGCGGTTTCAAGGGTGTGCGTAGTGGTTTCGACAATGATACAGGCAGTTTCTGTTCCAGCAAAAGTTTCAGCAGCATAGGTGTCGGTGATTACAAATTCATTTGCTGTACCAGTAGCTTGGGAAGGTAAAACATGAACACCATCATAATTGGTGGTCCCATTCAGAAGCACAGATTGACCCTCTGAGTAACCGTGACCAGTGAGGGGTATACCTACTAACCCCCCACCGTCATTTGTTGCAGCAGCCGCATTTAAAGTCTGCTCAGATGAATCTAATGTTATGGTACAAATAGCAGTTTCAGCATTTGTGTTAAACAGAGAAACAGCTTCAGCATTTGCTGTAATAGGCAAACGTATAGTCGCTGATTGAACAGCGGCTACTGCCTTCCATAATTTCTTCCTATAGTCATTAGCAGTTAGGTTCTCAATAGGGTAAGAACCATCTTCACTTGTGACTGTAGGAGTACCTTGTTTCTCTGGATAAATTACATGTTTCATTACTCTTTTCCTTCAAGCTGCTTTCGTAACTCTTTATTATCATTTTCAAATGCCACTAATTGTTGCTGTAGCATTTCAATCTCAAATGTTAATTGTCCAACCTTCGTAAATTGCATCTGTAGAACCTGTTCTATAGGAATTGTCTGTTGCTCTTGTTCTTCCATTTATTTTTCCCCCGTTTTTGATTTCAATAATACCATAACGAATTATGGATTAGCAATATTTTTTTATCTGCCAAGTAAAAAACTAGCAGTCCAAGTTGTTGTATCTATTCTTTGTCCACCAAATCTTACATCTGGTACATTGGAAACATATCCAACTGCTACAAGATCATCACCCATTGCATCAACATCCGTTATACCTGAAAGTTGAGGACTACACACACCATTGAATTTAATTTCAAAGTCACTATCTGCTATCATTAAGAGATTACCATTCCAAGCTGCAAAATAACCATTGACCACTTTGGCCCCGACTGTTTCCATTCTAACTTCCTCCTTCTAAAGTTTCTATTCTTGCTGTTAATTCTTGAACCGCCGTAATTAGTGGCATAATCAATGATTCATATGTTATAGCCTTCTTACCATCCCTATTTGTAGAAACAAAATCAAATGGCAAACCAAGATCCTCCAACACTTCCTCAACATCTTGTGCGATCAACCCCAGATAAACTCTGTCATTGTCCCTCGGTCTTTTATCTGCTTTTTGTAATTTTTCTTTGTGCGCTTTACTAGCATTCTTCTCAGGTCTTTTTATCATACGATCTTTAAAATTAGATGGCTTTATATTATCAGGGTAATCCATTGGATTTTTTTGTTGGAAAGTCACGGGAGATAGTTGGTTTACAAAATCTAACCCCAGTGAACTCTCCACAATGTTTCTTTTTATTCGCCTATCAGAATCAACAGTCAAAGCCACCTGACAGTTCAAAGCACTAATTGAAGTATTACCTAATTTTATAGAATCACTACCATTACCAGTGGCATTATAGCCTATGACAATTTCATTATCTATTGCATCTTCCCCGCCACTGGCATCCGAACCAGATTTTGTAAAGTTGCCAATATAGATTGAATCTTCCGGAGTTTCCAATACACTCGATCCGTTACTTTGAAATGTACCTGCGTCAACTCCAATACCTATATTTTCTTCTCCGGTTGTCAACCCATAAAGGGCGTGCATTCCTAATGCTGTGTTATTATCAGCCGTAGTGGCAAAGTATAAAGCCGCATCACCGACGGCTGTGTTGTTGACCCCTATTGTGTTGGCCTTTAAAGCGTAAAAACCAAATGCACTATTCTGAACACCGGTCGTATTCAAACCCAAAGCGTAATAACCAACAGCATTGTTATTTGACCCTTCAGTGTTACTTCCCAATGCATGAAAACCGATACCTACTGAGTATGCCCCTTTCGTATTCGCATCTAAAGAATAATAACCAATGCCGACATTATAAGAAGCTTCCCAACTATATGTTGCGGTACTGCCCATCGTCAAATTGCCACAGCCATAACCTAAAAAAGTATTGTATCCAGCGGGCTTAACTGTCCCATTGTGTGCTGGATTAAAATCGTACAACCAACGTACTCCATTTTTATATATTACACCTTCGCTGCCTCCAGAATTCGCATCAACACTAATAGTAAGATTTGAACCATCGTATTTTATGTAACGATTTCCATCACCAATACTAAATTTGTAAGCGGAAGTTGTTACTGTGTCATAGCCTAAAAAGAATCCTGCTGTTGTATCTGCATAACTTGTTTTTCCTGTGGAATATATTTTACCAGAAGAATTTACTATCAATGTACTGCCAACTGTAAAACTTCCAGAAATGCTTCCAGAAGATGCAGTAATAGATCCTGTGATTGTTGCTGAAGTCGCAACTAAAGCTCCAGCATGTGAAACTCTAAACTCAGCAGAAGCAGGAGTATCATGTCCTGCCCAAAAAGCATAAGTAGCATCACCAGTAGAAGTGGCCACACCTATACCTGAAGCAGTCATTTTACCAGCAGCAATTGTCCACCCACTAGTACCACCTATATAACCTGTATTGGCAGTTACAACACCTGTGATTGTGGCTGCTGTAGCAGAAAAATTTCCACTGGTATCTAACGATGTATTGACACCAATCCAACTAAGATTTGTTCCATCCCATTTTATATTATTAGTTGCGCTACCAACATAGAGTTTATACTTTCCACCGTCATACCCTAGCCAAAATCCAGCATCATCATCAGCATAAATAGTCTTCCCAGTAGTGTAAATAGCTCCAGCAGTACCAATAACCATGTCACCACCAATGGTACTATTGTCTGTAACACTAAAACTGCCTTCAATAACACTACCAGAAACAGTTAAAGTTCCATCTGAATTAAGTTGCGAATTTGCTGTCTTCCACATTACTTTAGTTCCATCAAATGTAAAATAAGCATTTGATCCATCTCCAAAGTAAACCCGTGGTGTTCCAGAATTATACTCAAGTTGCAATCCAGCGGCACCGAATGTTTGACTACCAATGGCAAGCTGTTTATTACCAGCATCAAGCCATAAATTCGTATTATTAAGTTGTGTTGATGCTATAGTCCATCCACCTATTACACCTGTTGTTGCTGTAACAGATCCGGTTATAGAAGCACCAGTAGCATATAGTAATCCAGTTTGATCAACTCTGAAAGGAGCATCATCAAAAGCAGTAGCACCCGCCCAGAATCCTGATCCAGCTTTCATTTGAACTCTAGTGGCACCTGTTCCAGCATATAATCCTTCAGCAGAGTCAATAGTAAAACCACCAACAGTTCCAGAATTAGCCGTTATATTTCCAGCTATAGTAGCACTAGAGGCATATAAATTTCCTGCATTATTCACTCTGAATGGTGCGTCTACAAAAGCAGTAGCACCAGACCAGATACCAACTCCACCTTTCATTTGTACTCTAGTGGCACCAGAGCCAACGTAGAAACCCTCCGAATCACTAACAGTAAATCCAGCAGCAGTACCACCAGTTAGTAAAATATTTGAAACACTCAAAACTCCAGCAGTTGATAATGATGCATTCGTACCTCTCCAACTTAAACCATCTACGGTAGTATATCTCAAATATTGATTAGCACCATCCCCAATATATGTTTGCGGTGAACCACCATTATAGTCTAATTGAATTCCAGCATTTCCAAATGTTGCATTATTAATCGTTATCTTCTCATCAGCAGAATTAAGATAAATATTTGTACTGTGTAAATTACCAGTAGCTAATGTCCATCCACCTATATCCCCTGTTGTTACACTCATACTACCACTTATGCTTGCACCAGTAGCGTAAAGAATACCAGATGTAGATAATGAAGAATTAGCACTACTCCAACTAATGTTTGTTCCATCATATTTAAAATATTGATCAGAACCATCTCCAATATAAACTTTATATAGACTGGAATCTAAACCTAGAAATACACCATTTGCAGCGCCAGCAGCATCTACATTAGAACCACCTAATTTAAAATATGCACCATCGAGACTATAAGCACTTCCAGTAGCTAATGAATAATTCGTAGACATTAGATTTCCAGTAACTACCTGATCAGCACTCCAAGCTTCTGGTTGATCAGCACCTACATCTTCAACCCAAACACCGGCAGTTGAATAATCACTAGGTCTTACATAATATGGGTGATCAGTAGTATTGGCAACATCCGTAGCTGTACTAAAGAATACCATCTTACGTTGATATTCATTCAACCATATATATGACACATCACCATTACTACAATCTGCTATTGGAACAGATGCTAATGTGGTTGCAGTTCCTATGTGTATTACTGCCATTAACTTGTTACTCCTTCACCAGATAAAATAATTTCTTCATTATTAAAATTATACGTTAACATTCTCACCCGTATATAAGTGGAAACATCAGTTAATAATTGGGTATCTGTAAAAGTAAGTCTCTCTCCAGGTTCTGGTAATGTTGCTGTTATAGGCATTTTTATTTCAATGGTATTATAGTTCAGTACGGCTAAAATATTCGTTAATGCCGCCAATACATTACTTTTTGTATCATGGTATGGTGTCACAGAGATTTCTTTACCATACGGGTAAGATGGACCAACCGTATACTCTTCTCCTGTAATAAAAATATCATCTTTCATGGTCAGAGATGTTTCAGAATTTACTGATGTTATTGTTGTGGATGTACCATCGGTAGTATTCTGAGCAACATGCCCAAGTTCAACGAGATCAGTAATAAATGTTGCGCTAGAGTCTATCAATCTAAATGAAGATGTTGAATCTGTAGTTCCTGTAGACAGAGCGTGTATAGATTTAACAACAGTATTTTCTATTGTCTTGATAAATCTAGCAGTCCTTACTTCATCAACAAAACCATTCTCTGCTTCATAAGTTGTCCAACTAGAACTAACTTGACTAGTAGGTTCTCCAGCAGTATAAGTGGCATCAAAGTAATCAAACTCATCTGCTGTGTCTGTACCGTTGTCTAAAAGCATATCTCCCAAGTACATTACATCTTCTTTGATGTAAAAGTAGTGTGTAAAGAATGCACATAAATTTGACATAAAATCAATTACTGGCATTTGCGATGTAGCCCAATGAGAAATATCTGGTGAGACAACTCTAGCATTGGTTGTGATTAAAGAAAGTATTCCACTCAACCTGATCCTTCCCCAATCCATTATATCTTCTAAAGTTGTATCTTCTCCTGTACCAGACATTGTTACAGTACCTACTGGAGAAGCTGTAAGAGAAAATGTACCATCACCATTAACAACCACATTTGATTGAATTGGAACACCATCATCAAATATGGCAAAACCACCTAATACAAAAACATTAGCATGAAGTGGAAGCGTTTCTGAATTGGTTGTTGGATATGTTTCATCAATTACGAATTCAGATCCAGTAGCACTCTCTATGACATGTGTACCATCAAAATTAATGGTTCCAGATATGTATACACTTGTTCCTGTACTCCATCCATGTGCTGCTGAAGTATAAACTTTAGTCTTAGTTCCAGAAGAAGCAGAACTAAAAGAAGTAATAGTCTTGGCAGTAGTTGCAGTTTCAACCCCACCTAAATGGTAAGTTGGTCTTCCCGCATTATCAGCTACCCTTAAAGGTGCTGCATGAGTCACAACACCAAAAGCTTTTGGATATGGTACAGTATCTCCATTATAATCAGCACCTTGATCTAATAAATTCTGAGTATACTTCGGATCATTTAATGTATAAGATGCTGTATCTATATCATATCCTTTTAAGTAGATATCCCCTTCAAATAATTCTACTGCTGCTGATTCAGTAGTGGCAGTATATTTAGCAAGCAATGTTAGTTGTTTCGGTGGTATTCCTTCAGTTACAAAAGCATCTAAACTAAGAGATATTTCACCAAAACCAATTCGTACAAATCCACCATAATTAGTTGCGGTTTGATACTGAGGTGAAGCAAATGATTCAATATAAGCATCCCAGTAATGATCTAGAGCTTCTCCATCTAAACTCATTCGTCTTACACTATTGCCTAAATCGTCATTCCATACATGATTTGTGGTATTCAACCATATGACATCTAAGGTATCTTTCCAGATGATACCTTTGTCAGTTGATATTTCAATCAGGATTGCCATTATACTCTGTATAGTCTCCTGGTTTCATTACCCTTAGTTCTATTAGCTGTTACACGAACATTATCAGCCCTGGCATCTACATAGCTACCCAACACTTTCCCATCAAGCTCAATTGATCTTTCCTTATTTGAAGCTATCTCTTTCAAAAGTTCGTTCTGCTCTCTGAGTAATTGAAGTTCTTCCTCACTTTTCGCACCATCTTGCGTAGAACCACCATTTAAAAATTGCACTGGTATAGACATATTTTTCATTGGAATGACTGCTTCAGTACCATGTAATAATTCCATATGTCCAGATTCTGATCCAGTAGAAATACCACCTTCTTTATAACCACCAACGCCTCTGACTGCCGTAACAGTGTTTGTGTAATTATTTGTGTGCCATACTGAACCAGCAGAACTTAAATACCCTCCAGTAACGTAAACACTTTTGCTACCACCAGTAGTTGATACTGTGCCACCAATTCTGAGATCATGCAATCTATTATATATGTGCAACAAATAACCAGCATACCCCGATATGTTCGAAAGATAATTTCGTGAAGTCTCTATATTATTCCCCTGATCCACTATTTCATTCGCCCAAGTAGCAGTGGGGAACATTTCTCCTCGTATCAAGCCATTAGAAGTGCCATCAATCCTTGCTCCGTTACCACCATACAGCTTAACACGTGTATCATACTGTCTGTTATACAAATTTGTCAACCAATCACGTGTGTTTGTCTGTATGTTATATATATTTTTCAGCCATGCTATCATAGTTGGATCGCTGGAACTACCACCAGTTGTAGCCACTGTACCACCAACTCTGAGATCATGTAATCTATTGTAAATGTGCAGCAAATAAACCATATAAGCACTTTGCTGTGCAGAAATATTTGCAAGATAATTTCGTGAAGTCTCTATGTGATTTCCTTGATTGACTATTTCAACAGCCCAAGAATTGGTCGGAAAAGTCTCAGTTCTGATTAATCCTTCAGCATTGCCATCAATCCTTGCTCCGTTACCACCATACAAATAAACTTTCTGAAATTCAGGAGCAACACCACCTCCACCTCCAGAGCCGTCTCCTGCTGTATAATCCCACAAACCACCAGCACCAGCAAAAGTACTTGACCATGAAGAAGTATCAAAACTCCAAGAGCCCATCATATTACCAGGACTTTGGTAATCACCTAACGATTTTGCTGTCAACATTGTATTATTGAAAATACCAAGCAATAACGCTGTTTGTGTTTGCCACACAGCCATCTCAGTTAATTCAACTTCAACCGTTCCAACAACCGATGATCTAATATCACGGATTACTGACTCTGGAGTGCCTGTTGCCGCCAACATATCTTCAAGTTCACTCCATGTCATATCTCCACTATCATATCTACCTTGAATTTCTTTCATGGTTGAAGTAGCTATGCCTGCATCTGTCATTGCAGTTTCTAAAGCACTCCATGTTGGAAATGCTCCTGAACTATCATTATATGCTGCTTCAATTGTTTTCCATGCTGTTGAATCTTCTCCTACATTCGCATCTGCCATTGCTGTTTTAAAATCAGACCATAAAGCAAGATCAGGTTGACCAGCAGTTGCATTATAAACAGCCGCAAGTACTTTTTCAGCCGTAGCATCATCAATATCACCCATTTCAAAAGCAATGATGAAATCAGTCCAATACTTTAAACCCTCTTCGCCACTATCTTCATATACAGCTTGTAGATATTTAGTAGCCCAAGAATCAGACATCCCCATTGCAACCCAAGCATCATAAAAATCATCCCAAGTTGCAAAGGTTAAATTACTATCATTCAAGTATGTGATTTTGAGATATTTTTCAATTGTTTCTACATCAGCACCGTAGTCAATAAATGTTTGTTTCAATTGGGACCACGGAATGCCTTCATCAGATAATTGTGCTAGAAATGCCCAAGATGCTTTTGAATCCCAACCAGATTCCCCTAATACAAAATTAAGGGCACTCATTAATTCAGTAGGTGTTGCAGAATTCCATACTCCATCATTGTTAATCCAAGTAATAACAGCGTCAGAGTTCCAACCACCTTCAGCATTAGTTCTTAAAAATCTTAATCCTGTCATAGCTTCTTCAAAAGTACTTGAATCCCAAGCTCCTTCATTAGCCAGAAAGGTTAAAACCGCTTCCGCATTCCAATCTTTTCCATTCTCACTATAAATAAATCCAATCAATTCTAGATTATCAGTCCACGTATTTTCATCCCAAAATTCATCAGATGCCAACATCATAATGGTTGCAGTTGAAGTCCAGCTTCCACCATTGGCTGGATCTACAAGAAAACCAAGAAGTTCCATTCTTTCAGCAAAAGTACCACCAAAATTTTCTAGCATGGTGGCAACAAAACTGATCATTACATCATCTTCCCACCCATAAAATTCTAGAATTTGTTTCAATGCTTCAATAGCTTCAGCACTTCCAGCAGTATCCCATTCAAAAGTTATAACAAGACTTCCAGCTTCAAGCCTTCTTAATGCTGTTTCTATTGTTTCTGCCATACCTTCAAACTGAGCTAACAATGCTGAATAGTCAGGTTCTAAATTTTCAAGTTGTGCGTCAATGCTCTCCAGTTCTGCCAGTATAGCCTCATCATAAGACTGAGCTTCAGCATTGGCCTTTACAGCTTCAATGTCAGCCATTACACTATCGTAGATACCTTGATATATATCTGAAGATTTAAACTCCTCCTGTTGTTGCTGCAAATGAGTTTGCACAAAACCACTGTATTCTTGCATTGCTTCTAAATCGCCTGTCATAGCAGCAGCAAGTAAAGTATCATAATCTTGTTGTGCTTCTTCTGCCTTCTCATATGGTAAAGAAACATTCAAGGTGCTATATTTTATCGACTTAATCAAATCTTCCAAAGATTCCACAACATTTTGAAAATTTTGCGCTAAACGTAGTTCTTCTTCTAAGACACTTTTACGTTCATTTAGTTCTTCCCTAATTCCAGCAATTCTTTCATCTTCAGCAGCTTTTCCTTCTGAATACCAATCACCTAAGAGTTCAGTCATTTCAAGAAGAACACCTTCCGTCATAGGATCTGTTTCACCTAATCCTTCTATCTGATTCCATATAGAAGCCGCTCTTGCTGCATGACCACCACCAATACCCATATCATCTTGAATTTGTAATCTTAGATTTTCAAGATTTTCTCTAATATCGTCTGCCAAACTTTCTATTGCATCGGCAGTCAAATCAAATGCATTGGCCAATGTCATAATATCTGCAACTAATTGTGTTACGGAAACGCTCAGATTATCTGCCCACGCTTGCACTTCTTCTGCTGTCATGGATAAAAATTGATTCACAATTTTCTGTGCAAAATCTTTATCCATTTTATCGTAATCAAGATTGTACCTTTCTGCAATTTCCCACAGTCCAGTGTCTTTACCAGCCAATTCAGCTTGAGCCTTTCTAATATCGTAAAGGTTCTGTTCCTGTTGAACAAGAAATGCAACATCTTCAGCCATCTCCTGCCATGTAATACCCAACCTGTCGGCCTCTGCTTTCAATTCTTCAAGGGTCCAACTCTCAAAATTTTTGACAAGTGAACCTAAAGAATTACCGTACCGATCTTGAAGTTCAGTCAATCTCCCCATTCTGTATTCATAATCAGTAATTAATCCCAGACTTCTCTTGATCGCATCTAGCTGTCGTCTTTCTATTGCTATAAACTCATCCTGTAATCTTTGAAGTTCGGCAATATCATCTTTATACTTTTGGATTGTTTCTGAATCTCCTCCACCAGCTATAAGTTCATCCAGTTGCTTTTGCAAATAAGCAATAGCAGAGGTATAATCACCTTTACCTAAATCTGTTAAAATATCACTTATTTCTTGTCTATTAGCTTCACTCAAATTAGCATCTGATAATCGATCCTCAAAAGACTCAACAGCAGTTTTCAATGATTTTAAATATGTAATATAAGAATCAAGAACGTAAACCCATTCAGTATTTCCAGCATTAGATTGTTTTCTACGCATATCTTGAACAGCCGTAATCGTATCATCTATTGAATCTGATATTGCAGCAAGACCACTCAATACATCTTCATTCGAAATATCCTCATTTGATAAACTATCCACCCATGCTGTTATTTGATTAGACAGTGCATTGGTCATTTCCTGAAGGCCATCAAAAACACCATTTGCATCCTCAAGTTTATTATACCAATTTTTCAACCCACCAACAAATGCATTTAAATCCTCTGTAATACTGGGAAATAAATCTTTCATGGGAACTTGTGATAACGATTCCAAATCGAGAGTAAATGTGTTAATAACGGTTTCTAGTCCATCTAAGTAATCTAAAACATCATTAAGGTAATCTACTATTTCATAATCTTGTTCTCCAAACTGTGCCCTTTCAACGGCTTCTCTGTACTCTTGTATGCTAGTTTTAATTTCCCCTAACGCAACTTTCATATCGGCAGAATCCATATCGGACATATCTCTAACGAAATCTGAAAGAAGTGTCATTAATTTACTAGCTTGATTAGCGGCCCTCTCAAAATTGAACCCACCAAATTCTTGGGACCATGCATATAATTGATTGGCCTGATTCTTTAATTCATTTATAACAGACTTAAAGGAATTTTTCATATCTGAAATAATTCCAGTAAGGTCTGCACCACTTTCGTCAAAGGTTTTAAACAACTCTTCAAAATATGTTATAACAGCACTTATATCTCCACCAGTTTCCAAAATATTAATTAACTCTGCAACTTCTTTAATACTGTCAGCCAAACCATCCATGATTTTGTCTATTTCATCTTGTATTGCTTTTTTTGCATCATTATAATATTTATGAATATCTTCTATTTTTCGTGCATCAAGGCCTTTATCTTCCGCCATAGTGGCGTACACTCCAGCAAAGGTGTTATTAATACTTATAACAGCTTCCTCAAATGCTGTAACCAATCCTTCCGCACCTTTTATGGTATCTTCGATTCCTTTCCAAAAAGATTCCATATATTCTTCAGCGGCTTCTTCCAGCTTCTTTTTGCGTTTCTCTTCTAGATCAGTAATTTTATCTAAATCAACACCATAGCGTTCCAATAGTGCCAAGTAGGCATCAAATTGACCATTGATTTTAGCAAGATATTTATCAAGTCCTGTTACTGGTTTCGCTATTGCACCAAGATTACCTATACCCTCTGTCATTCCATTATATATGTCTTTAAATTTTGCAGCTAGTTCAGCCTCACTCAAAGTGACACCCAAAGCTTCCATCTGCGCTGCATAACCTTCTAGTTCAGCAGTAGCTAATGTCGTTGCTTCTTGAGCTTTAGTCATTCCAGCAGTTGTACCGTCTAACCAATGGTTAAAGTCTGTCCATACAACTTCCGCTTTCACCATTTGCTTCATTGATTCATTAAATGCATGAAAAAATTCCTCAGGATCATTCATGAAAAGATCCTTATCTAATCCAGATAACATCCCGAGAATATTATCATTCATTAATTTGTAAACATCTTTTTTCTTAATATTGACTAGTGCCTCTTCAACATACTCCTCAAAGTATTTCCCCATTAAAGCATGTAATTGTGTCGCTGCATTACCCCTACCTGTACCAGATAAACTTCCACTATAAGAGGTAGGATTAAGATCATCGAATATTGGATTAGCATCAGGTGGCCTTACCCAATAGGGATTTTTTCTGCTTATAGATAATTTAGGTGTAACGTGATCCTGGGCCATCTTGATAAGAGTAAACGATAATTCTTCCCAAGGTATATTTTCTAGTCCCTTTTTGATTTTTCGTTGACTCTCATAAGATACATTCTTATATATCTCCTCATACATACTAAAATGATCAGCCAACACGCTAGACATCCAGTTTACATCTTTATTTGCATCTGATTCAGAATACCCAATTGCACCAACTCCAGTTATAGCAACATCGAATAAATGTGATTGTAATTTTGACATTTCCGCTTGAGCTTTTACCCAAACGCTGGCATCTGGTTTCGTATTATTATCGAAAACCATGTAACCACCAATGATAATAGCAACAACAGCAGCAGCAATACCAGAAGCAGCACCAGCACCCATTCCAGTAGTGGAAGCGTTTGCACCCATGTTCGCCATGTTGCCAACCATACCGGCTGAATCAACTGCCATACCACTCATGTAACCAGTATTCATTGCATAGGCAGCTTCAGCGCCTGCAACTTGAGCAGCAGTCATTGTTCCTGTCTGGCCTAAACCTTTTGCATAATCTTTTCCCCAACTACCAATATCACCCGCCCAATTTTGACCTTGTTGAGTGGTAGTAACAGCAGTTGAGGAAGAACTACCAGAAAGACTATCTATCAAACCATTAAGAGATAAGCTCTTCCCGGTGTACAACTCATATCCCTTGGCAAGCATACTACCAATGGTTGTCCAACTCATTGAAGAACCACCTACACTCACGCCTCCCATTCCAACGCCACTTCCACTTCCTCCACCACTGATACTGATACTTCTACTTCCGCTTCCACTTCCAAGAGCGGATACTAGCAATTCTAATATGCCTGACATGACCAATTCTTTTATAAGTCTCGCTATCATTTTAAGGAAACTATCTAACAAATCGTCAAGCCAATCCTTCCAAACATCTTTTGCTGCATCTACTCCTTCAGTAAATACTTTAACAAAGCTATCCTCAAATGCACTACCGAAACTTTCCAGAAAATCATAACCAAATTGGCCTATCTCTTGGTAGTAATTTTCCCATGCTGTTTTCATTTCAACAAGGTATGCAACCATACCACCAGCTAAACCCTTGTTAGCTATGAGGTATTCTTGTACTAATTCACGATTTTTAAGGATTTGCCATCTATTCAGTGCCTCAAGTAATTGCATTTGTTTTTGTGTATATTTTCCATTTTCATCCGCTTTTATTTTAAGAGATTCAATATACTTCTCTTTTTCAAGTTCAATAATCTGTATCTGTGCGTCAAAGTAATTGCCAGAGACTTCATTCAAATCTTTATAAAGGGACTTCATTGCTACAAGTCTATCATTATCATATTGATCTTGTTGTTTACTTAATTCCTCTAATTGGATTCTTTGAATTTCGGGCCATTTACTCATTAAATCTCTAGCTTCATCATTCCTTCCAACATTAAAAAGATTTCTAACATGTTCTGCCCATGTCTCTTTAGCTTTTTTCATAGTGGTAGCCATAGCTTGGTCTTTAGAAAGGCCCTGCAAAGCTTTTTTAGCTATTTGTTTTACCCATTTATCATAATAAGTTAATGCTTTTTGATATTTCCTTTGATGATCGGCTAACTCAGCAGCATTAATAGATTGAATAAATTTAAGTTTTTTCAATTCTAAAGCTCTAACTTTTTCATTATAATTTTCGTCTATTTCCAATTTAGCAGATCGTAATCCTGCATTATATTCTAGATCACTAGTTCCAGATTTTCTCTTTAAAGCCCAAATTCGTTCTTCTGCTTGTATTTCTGTCTCTCTAGACGTTTCCCATATTTTTTGCAATGCAACATTTTGTTCTTCTACTTCCGCAATAGATTCTTTTCTTAATTGACTTATATCCTCATTATTTTTCAAAGCATATTTTATTTTAGTTAAAGCAGACTTTTCGTATATTGCTATTTCTTGTTCCTCTGCGTCAGCCAAAATGGAAAGTCTTTTTAATTCCGTATCTCTAACAGTCTCTACTGTTTTAATAGTAATTTTTTCATTTATAGCTGAAATTTTATCAGCCCGATTCTGTGCAATATTCTCCTCTTTAATTGTTTGTTGTTCATAAAATTTAACAATAGAAGATGCTCTTTCTTGTCTTATCCTATCAAATTTTTTATCAATAAGGTCTATACTAGATTTTTTATCTTCCTCTAATATTTTAAGTTGATCCCCAGAAGCCTTTGAATTTTTTATTATTATATCATGTTTTTCTGCTTCCTTAGTTATTTCTGCTTCCCGTGATTGCGCTAAAGATAACTCAAAATCTCGTTGATTATTTGTAATTAATATTTGCTGCTGTTCCTTTAAATCAACTATGGAATCGCCTCTTTTTATAGCTTCCGCTATTTGATTAGCTGTATCAGTTTTAATAACAGCCAAAGAATCATTCAATTGTTTGGTATTAAGATCAGTCTCCTGTTTTTGCATAGCAGCTTTATTATCAATAATGGAACCTTGCGCTTTTTTGACTGCGGTGACTAATGCATTCTCAGCTTTAATTTGATCACTAATACTTTTGTTTAATATTTTAGATTGCCCTTTACGCATATTATTAAACAAAAGCATGTATTCTTCAGAATACTTTTTAACCTTACTCATACGGTCAGTAAATTCTGTACCTAGAGTAAATACATTAGCTTCTATTTTACTTCTTTCCATAGGATCTTTAATTTGTTTTAATTTAGAAGCTATTTCCTCATCTTGTTTCATTCTAGCATCATATACTCTTCCAGCATTAGTACGCATTCCTCTAATATATTCTTTAGCTCCTTCTTTATCTCTGGCGGCAAGCAATAAATACGCACCTTCTGTTTTAAGATCCTCTTCTAATTTATCTAAAAATTTCTTCCTATCATAAGAAGGTAATTTAATTTCCCCACTTTCATACTGTTCTTTTGCTATTCGTAAAGCCTCATTATACTTAGTTTGCTCCTCTAATTTTTCTCTTTCTCTCGTAGCAGCTAAAGCACTACCTTTATAATAGTCGCTATTTTCATACGTTCCTCCCGAACTTCTCATATTATCCACTAAATATTGTACTTTCGCAGCTTTTTCTGCCATTACTAAAATCTGAGCTTCTACATTTTTTAAAGCCACTTTTTCTTTATCAGTATCAATTAAATCAAGTTGATATTCCTGTTGTTGAATATTATCTAAAATAGTATCTCTTTTTTCTCTAAGATCAGATAATTCAGTTTTAAGATAATTTAATGCCACTTTAGCTGTTTTTAAATTGAAAACTTCAAATGCCTGTTCAGGAGATTTATCTAATGTTTTTAGTGCTAAAAATGCTCGTTGTTGCTTTATACCTTCCTTTAAACTTTCCGTATACTTTTTTGACCCCCATATATTCTTATCCCACCATTCCCATTGTTCAGCCAACCATTCAGATAGTTTATAAGCTATTACAGCAGCAATAGCTCCACCTAACAGATACAATTGAGAAGCATATTTTGCTGCAAATCCTTTTGCCATAGCTAATGCTTTACCGCCACGTGTCACTTGATCTGCAAACATAGGAAGAGCATTAGCAGCATTCATAGCCGTAACTGCTACATGCATTTCTCTAAAAATTGTAACTATAGCTAAAGCTTTGCCAAGACCCCACATAGCCACAGTTAACCCAATTACCTGTGGTATACTTTCAACAATATATTTTGTCCATTCTTTTACTTCATCTTTATTTTCCCTAAACCATTCAGTAGCATTATTAAGTACACTTTCCAGTGTTTCTTGATATTCTTCAAATACTTCAATGGCTAAACTCTGTACTACTGAGGACAATTCTTTAAAAGCACGCCACACAGTTTTTAAAGAATCTGTAAACTTTTTAGCAGCTCCTTCAGAATTTTCTAATTTTTCATAAAATTCATCATAAAGTTTAAGATTTTGCATAAGAGCTAGAATAGCAGGAGTAGAACGAAGCCCAAACATTGTTTTGAGTTCTCCAACTAATCTATCTGGAGAATAACTCTTACTAGCAAGTTTTCTTAAAACATCTAATAAGTTAGCTCCTTCCATACCCATAGACTTAGCAGCATCACTCATGCGCATCATAGCCATTCGTAAAGACCTACCAGCCATACCAGCTTTGATACCAGATTGAGACATGACCCCAAGCATAGCTGAAACTTGTTGTACACTGTAACCTAATTTAGAAGCGACAGGAGCAACAAATTTCATTGACTGTCCAAGCATTTCAATATTGGTATTACTATTAGTAATTGTAGCAGTAAACACATCTACAACCATTCCTAGCTGTTCTGCTTCTAATCCAAATGCTCTGAGAACATCAGTAGAAATATCAGTGGCACGTTTCAATTCTAATTGCCCAATAAAGGCAAGATTTAAAACATCAGGAAGAGCCGCAATAGATTCATCTACTGCAAAACCAGCCATAGCTAAAAATCTCATAGCTTCAGCGGCTTCTTTAGCTGTAAAAACTGTAGTCTCTCCAGCCTTTTTCACCACATCCATTAAAACCTCAAATTGTGCAGTGGTCGCCTCAGTAATAGCCCTAACCATAGACATTTCATGTTCAAATTCTACACCTAGACCTATAGTACCTGTAATGGCTCTAGTAACTCTACGCATAGCCATATAGGAAAGAGTAACCGCAGCAACATGGGGAATTAAACCAGCAAAACCTTTACTCGTTTTAGCGATAGTAGTATTTAATTTGGCTTGTTCTGTTTTATTTGCTTTAGTAACTGAGGTATTCTTGGCAATACTTTTTGATAAATTTTGATAGGAAGAAGTTAACTTCATATTGTTTAAAACCGCAGCAGTACTCGTTTTATTCAATGCTTGTTGCACTAATCTATTTGCACTAATAGATTTACGAAAAGCATCCCATTTATTTGTTAATCTTGCAGATACCCCTATCTGTTTAAGAAATGCAGAAGTTACTTTATTAGTAGAAGTTTCTAATTTTTTATTAACAACTACTCCCGCATGTATTCTAGCAAAAAGAAGTTTAACCGCCGCCGCAGTATTTTTTTGTACAGTTACATTTTTTTCTAAAGTCTTATTAACAGTAGTTAACTTCTTTTCATAAATCCCAACGGCTGTGGAAGCTTTCAAAAGTGTTGTATTAGCCTTTGTTCCCATATTTTCTAAAAAATGACTAATTTGCTGTACTTCTCTTTGCACACTCTTAGCAGCAGTGGAAAATTGTTTAGCACTATCAACTGGAAAAGCTACCATCAACATTTTTTTAACTTGCTCAAGGGAGGTCGTCATATTCTTCATTTGGAGTTTTATTCTTTCCAAATCAGATATGGTTTTCCCAACTCCAGAAGAAGTTACTGGTATATTTATTCCATCTACATTAGACATAATTTACCACCTGCCATAAAAAAAGGTCGTGAAGTCACAAACCAATCCTGGTGACTACCGACCTTTTGCTTTTGGCACTCTAGAGGCGCTCTTTGCATTTTTAGCTCCGCTTTTCTCTTGCGACTTCTTACTTTCCTTATTTTGAAAAGCTAAATATTCAGAATCTAATGCTCCTACAAATCTGATATATTCTAACTGATCTTCTAAATCAGTTATTCTCCAAATACGAAAATAAGACTCAAATGCAGAAAGCGGAATTGCACCGACACCCATGCCGGTACTTCTTGAACTACTTAAAACTTGAAACGCATTCCAAAAAGGAACTAAATCGTGTGTTAGTTCTGGTTTATCGTCTAACACACTTCCTATATCGTGACCCTCTTCCTCTAACTTCTCAAACCATTCTAACTGACCTTTGTTCTTGAGGGTCCAACTTAGGAGTTTTTTAAGTTCTCTTCTGCCTCCTCAGCATCTTCCTGCATGTAAGCTTCCATCTCATTAGCAAAATCATTAATGTAATCTTTCAAATCTTTGAACTCTGTGAGAATTTTAATGGCGTTCTCTTTAGAATAAGGAAGAGGTTTTCCATCCATCTCAACATTCTTCCAACCCAAAAGAACAGTTTCTGCCATACATTCAATCATCAACTTTTCTGCAACATCTTCTTTCAAAGAACCACGCCTGATCGCTTTACGGTGAGGCTTACTAAGTCTTTGAAAAAGTTTTTGGTATTTAGGATTACCAATACGAGCAATCAGCATTTCAATGCCGTCACCCAGATCCTGCCAGACACCATCGGTTTCTTTATCTTCATTAGTTGCATAAAGCTTCCTAATATCCGCCATTTTGCATTCCCCCGTTAATTGAAATTAATAAAAAGATTCTTCTCCAACTTTTTCTACTTCATCCTCTTCCATGTTAACAACAACATTTTCTACTGTCAAGTCTTTTTTACCTTCCTTCTTTTCAACCTCTTTCATTACGACAATATCTCCAGGTTCTTTCACATATCTAATTCTAGTTACCCCACCATATTTACTAGGATATTCTACAGATGTATCGAAATTCTCCAACTTAGTGGAAAGAACTGTATTCCAAATCTTATTTTTAGGATCAAAATCATCCAAATATACTATAGTCATTTTTAACCCCTAGCAGACCAAGCATCTATCAGTGTTGACACGGGGCACACACCAACAGAGAAAGATAGATACTTGATCTTATCCAAGATTAAGCGTCAAATTTACTGACCTGAATGGTGTAGGTGTAAGTCGGATCTCTATAAGCACGGAACCCAACCGCTTCCATAACATCCTGATCTTGACCACCAGAATTGACAGAATCAGATTCAAATTCAATCTGAGGCATATCAAAAATGTACGCATTTCCAGCCGTATCTTCTACTTTAAAAGAAATAGAAGTGGCAGTACCAGCTAAATACTTATCATACAAAGAATTATCCTTAAAGAACGCATTCAGTGTACCAGTGACATCACACTTACCCACGCCAATATCACAATTACCGAGATTAGCAATAGATTTCAAGCCACGTACATTATTTGCTACAGAAATATCAAGACCCTGTACCAAACAATCTGACACTGTATCTCCAGCTTCTCTAACTTCTGCCACGTTAACAACCGCATTAAGAACAGAAGTGGTAGTAACTCCAGTAGCAGCATCGGCTGTAGAAGAAACAGAGGACAAATTTGCATTCTTCCCAATATAGTCAAAACTTCCTGTTAAAATTGCACCAGACTGGACAGACAGTGAGAAAGAATTACACACTGCGCCAAGAAAGGAAAAATACTGCGTAGCCGGTGAAGTAAGACCAGCATGTTCCCTAATGAACGTATAACTATGTTCAGTAGTTCCATTACGCAAATAAGCGCCAACAATGGTGACGGTATCCGATGCGGATGCCACAGTAGCATCAGGCACAGGAAGGACACTTATGCTAGTATAACTAGCCTTCGCTGAGACTTGGTAATAACCATTATTGGTGGCATTAGAACTACCACGCAATTCAATCCACTGACCAACAGTAACCAAAGAAAAGTTAGCTGTATCATCAGTAGCACCAGTTCCAGCAGTAAGTGTACCTGCCACATCAATACCAATACCCAAAGCAGAAATAGCCAACTGTGTTGACCAATCACTCCATAGGGCACCTTCAAGCAGGTCCCCAAAGGTATTGTAGCTAAATTCAAAATTAAACCCGCCAGTAACATCGGCATCAGTCTGAATCAAATCCGTGATCTGGCGATCATTTCGAATTTCTGTACTTGTCACATTAGTAATGTTATAGGCAAAAGATTCACTTGTGAATCTTAGCGTCTGGTAAGTCCCACTTGCAGCGGTCCCCCAAGTGGTCTCCTCCTTAAAATGAAGTGCTGTTCTGTTACTATCCATGGTCTATCCTCCTCAAAGATAGTTTAAATTAACATCATCTCTGTTATCCAGGGGCTTCCGACCCTAACTAACTACATATATCAAGCGGCTGACGTTCGCTTATGACCAAATTTACTAATCTTTCCAGATTCTCTTTATAACATTCACATGAGCATTCTATCTGAAAAAATGACATCTTACTACATTTAGGTTGCCCTTTACAGTCCAACGGTAATTCCTTTACTGCTTTAATCTTTACTTCCAAGGGTATATTCATTTTACATAACCCGCATTCTTTTCAATTCTAAAAACATTTAAAGTCCTACATGTAGTCTTGGTACATTTTATTTCTATAATGGCTAAATTGTCAACCTGTTTTATTTTCGCTAACAATTTATTGCAATTACAACATCTACATTCGTTTTCTTTAGATGGGGAAATTAACTTAAATTTAATCACGATGCATTATCCAATGTTATATCAACTTGAAAAGGAGTCAAAACATTGTACTGAAACATCCCCTCTACTTCACCAATTCGAATGATCTTTGGAGTTTTACAAAGTATATCCATAGTAGAAAATTGAGCGTTTCTAAAAATAGTGGCTATAGAATCTGCATAACCTCTAGCAGTATTAGTTCCACTTTTTAATGGTACATTCACATATACCATTATGAAACCTTCATATCTATGAGTAGCATTCTCTCCAGAATTGTAAGTTATTTGTCTTCCAATACCTTCATCAATTATTATATGAATAAAAGCTGTATCAGCAGATGGAGTATAATCTATATTATCAATGGCCACATCCGTAGCACTCCAATTATCTGTTAATCGACTTTCAATATATTGGCGTAAATCTTGAAAAGATCCCATAGTTAAATACCAAAATAACTTCCTTTAAGGTCTTTTATGAATTGACGTATTCTTGGTTTCACTTGTAGTAAAGCTTTTTCATAAACCAAATAAGGCATTGTTGAACTCTCAGTACCTAACCAACCAGCATATTCTACCTGTTTAGCATAAGAATACCCTTTTTCAGTTTGAACTGAATTTGTAAGAAAAACATTATCCTCAGATTTAATAGACTCCAATTTAGGTAATTGCGATGCCAATACTTTGCTTCTGGCCTCATCTAAAGAACCAGCACCATTTTTCGAAAAAGAATTATCTTCAGCTCCAATACCTATTCTATGACTGGATACATATCTACCAGTTACAAAAGGAACATTTTCTGCACTAACAACCGCTTTAAATAACTCTTCTCCAACTTTCTTCTTAATTGCAGCAGCCAGATGTGGTACACGACTGATGTACCAATCTAAATTTAGTTCTTTTCCACCTCTTCTTTTATCTACTGTGAAAGAAGTATTATAATCACCAGCCATTACAATCTCCTCAACCACATTTTCCAAGTGGCAAAAGCAGGATCACTGTCTGCTAACATAATGCGATACTTCACATCACTCCACAACAACCAATCATCACTCTTGGGGGTGACTGCTAAATCATTAGCTGCAATAACTACTTGTAAATCCTCGATTTGTATTGGAGTATCTCTTATTTCTTCTAAACCATAATGACGAAATACACCTTTAACCTTATAAAATGGTCCAGTTATGGTTATTTCATCTCCTGCTGCTTCAGTCTCTACAGTCTTTTGAGTTAAAGTAATTCCCGTATCTGTAGCAGCCGTAGCTCTAGCATAACCGTTATTGGTTGCACTTGTGAAACCAGAAATCTTAAACCACTGTACATCATCCGTTGGAATATTATAAGCAGAAAGGTCTGTACTCACAGATTTTAAAGAAGTAGAAGCTACCATGGATAAATCAGTCACCGCACTTATTTCAATAGCACCACTTTCTACATTAGCACCAGTGGTAGCATTATAAGTGGAAGTGCCCAAAGAGTGAAAATAAAAATATTGCGGAACATCATCAAAAGCGTCAATGATAGTCTCCGCTATACTCTGAAAAACTGATTGCAAACCCATAGTTAACGCCTCTCTAGTACTCGGCTATTCGACACACCCAAAACACCGTATGGTTTTATCATATCAAAAACCAAATCGGGAATAATCCCTACTCTATCTCTAGCATTTATATATGCTGCTAGACCTCCAGCTTCTAGTCTTGAAAAACCTTTAGTAGGATCTTCTGCTGTCCTGTCTTTTACAGAAAGTAACCTGGCATATTCTGCTGTAGCTTCTTGTAGAAATTTCGGTATTGTATCCTCATCTACAGCTTCCCCATCTGAATCAGAGATACTTTCCCTAGGCCAACGTAGAGCTTGCGCTGTCGTAGTTTTATTCCCGTTCCAATCAATTTGTTTATCTAACAGAGACGTGGCCCAAATAAGAGTTGCCTCTGCATTAGCAGTTGTTAAGCTACTCCAAGCAGAATACGTGTGAATATTTCTTTGAAGATAATCTGAAGCGGATGCCAAAGTACAATAGGCATTTGCCGAGGCTGATTTAGCAGTTGCTACTAATGTTAGGGCCATGATAGAACCTCAACTTATTTCTTTTTCAAAATACTTTTTGATTTAATACTCCCTTTAACAATTGGTTTTTCAACTTTTTTAATAGGAGCTGGTTTTACTTTTTTAACAACAGGTTCAACTATAGGCTTAGGTTCTTCTTTTACAGGGGCTGTAAAAGTGTAAGATCCATTTGCAACAGATTCCTTAGCATCAATCATGTGTTCAACAGTGAACGGTTTCCCAGTTTTTTGCTCATAAATAGTTATCATGACAAACTCCTTTTAATTTAAGCTTTTACTCAAATTCACTATTTTCCTTTTAGGTTCTCTACCAATCATATTGGGCTTTGCAGAACTACTCCAACCATCTCTGTGCCAACCAAATTTATCTAGAACAGTTGCGACATCACCCTTCATTCCAGCAGCATACTTAGGATCGGCATCATTTAAA